TGTTGGAATGTAGCGGCCTGGGCCGCTGCCAAACTCCAACTGCATGCCCCACACGCGCAAGCCGTTGGTGCCGTCGCCTGTGTATGCCTGCCTGTAACCGGGGGCTGAAGGCTTGACAATGCCGATCCGGTGGATGGGCGCCCCTGGGTCCGTGATGTTGGCTGTCAGCCAGCAGCGCCACCAGCCATCACCCACGTAGACCATGCCTGCAGTGCCGCCGCCGATCTGCACCGTGGCCGCGCCAGTCAGAAAGTCAAAGCGGGCGTAATGGTTGTTGCTGCTCGCGCTAAACATGCCGAGCGCACCCATGCGGTCGGTCGCATAGATGGAGCGCATGTAAACCGAGATCGTGTAGACCCCAGGCCCAGAACCAAACTGCTCGTAGCTATCTACTGCATGCTCGAAGTTGCTGGTGTCCTCGACGATTGCATCACCAGTCTGCGTGCCGTCTGGCGCAGTGAACGATGGGATGACTTGAGGCACCGCGCGCAACTGAAACGATGTCCAGCCCACGATGTTCTGCGAACGGGCGAACTTGTTGGTGCCCCCCTCGTCAATCCACAGATCACCCACCGCCGACGCAGTGGGTACTGCGCGCTGCTTGAACGTCCGCGCCTTGCTTGGGATCAACGCGATGGGCTGGGCCAACTCCTGAGCGAGCTGGGCCGCCTGAAGCTGCCCGGTCAGCGAGGCCTTGAGTTGCGCCACATCCTGGCCAGTCTCAACCACAAAGCCATTCACGCCCCCGGCTGGGTCGGACTCGACGCCATCGACGCTCTCGAACCGAATCCACACGCGCCACTTCACATTGAGGTCTGAGGCGATTGAGGCGATTGACTGAGCACCAGGCGCTGCCGATACCCTCACTGCATCATTGATCGTGTAGAGCGTGGCGCTGCCTGCCGGCTGCTTGGTGGCGTAGATGTTGGTCTGCTTGTGGCCATGGCCTGCCGTGTAGATCGGCGCACCCCACTGCACGATGATGCTGGCCAGCGCTCCCGATGCGGTCAAGCCCGTGGGTGTTAGCGGCTTTGTGAGGTCGGGGGGCTCCAGGCCTTGTCCAGGGTCTCCCTTGTCGCCTTTGGCTCCTTGCACGATGCCAGCAATGGCGCTCATGTCGATGGGGTTGATGTTTCGGCGCTCATCGGCCAGACCACCACCCACCAAGTCATCCCACAGCACCGCGGCGCGGCCACCATCACCGCGCTTGCCCATCATGCGCTGCAATGCCTCGCGCATGGCATCCAGCGTGCGCTTGAGTCCCGTGTCAATGTTCGACGGGACGGCTGGGAGGTCTTTTTCCTGATCGCTCACGGCAGCAGCTCCGAATCAGCTTGAGCCACGTGGGCGCTTACCACGCCTGCGGCGCTGGCGCTCTCCACCTCGACCTGCCAGGCATTGGCCTCGTAGCCACCTGCCAAGCTGTGCACCGTGTCGTCCACGATGGTGGTGGTGTCCATCGTGATGCCGTGCGCCAGCAGGCGCAGCGTCACCGGGTAGGCGTCGGCGATCACGCGGGCGAAACCCATGTTGCAGCTCGGCGTCCGGGTCTCCTTGCTACGGAATGTGGCCGTCATGAACGCGGCACCGGCATCCCACTTCTTGATCCCGCCATCTGCGTCCAGCACGAACATGCCGCCCGTCAGCGGGTCTGTGTACGCCGCCTGGTAGCCCTTGCTCAGGAAGTAGATGCCCGTGGGGTTGCCTGGGTCGATCACCATGCCCTTGCGTGTGCCCGAGCCGTCGTCATAGAACACGAACAGCAGGCCCAGGCAGGTTGCACTCACCATGGTCTCGGGCCGCATGGCCTTCCACGCATCAGGATGAATGATCCCGGCCGTCAGGATCTTCTGGCCATAGTTGCCGATGTAGGCCATGCCATCGGGTGCGGCCCAGGCCACACCATGCCCGAGCGAGATGACCGACTGCACCGAGCGAGCGGCGCCATTGAAGGGCAGTGCATCGAGGGGCGAATCCTCCAGGCTGGCCGGATCACTGCCGCCAATGACGGTGGGCGTCGTGCCATTGGTCAGCACCAAAAGGCGCTGCCCCCACACGCCCAGCGCAACGGGCTGGTCTGCGATGGGGATTTCGTAGTCAAGCGGGTATGCGTAGATGGTGTTGGCCACGCAGGGCCGCACGGTCTTGCCGCTGATCACTGCGGCCATGCCGCCCCACATCTGCGTCAAGCAGGTGGCATCTGATGGGCAAGGTGCCCAGCCACCCAGGACGGTCTGGGTCTTGAGGATCTCATCGGACACAGTGGACACCGTCTCGGTCCAGCTCTGGCCGCCGCCCGTGTACGTGATACCTGAGGCGCCCTGACCGTTGACGTAGAAGAACTCGGTCGCACCCGAAGTGCCCGACTGTGTGCGATAGATCCGCCGGCGGTTGATGCTGTAGTTGCCGCTTGGCGCGGCCTCCAAGCTGGCCAGCGTGATCAGCGCATCGGTCTTGCACGTGATCATGACCGGGGGGCTGGGCGCACTTTCCCACCCCAGATCATTGACGAAGGTGGTGACGTAGTAGCGATCTTCGGTTGTGGTGCTGGTGCCAGCTGCTGCGACGCTGAGGGATGGTCCGTTGACTGGCGCCGGCACACCCAGGGGGCGCGATGCTGCAGGGTATGAGCCCCCTGCAATGGCTTGCGCACTGTCCGTCCAGGCGGGACCGCCAGCAGCCCCCGTGTAATACGTTCGCTCTTGCGTGTCCTCACGGTCAAAGCCGCGAATGGCGTGCACGACCGTGGACCAAGACAACCAGTAGTTCACGTCGCTGGCCGTGCTGCGGCCCATGCGGTGGATCGTCTTGCGCTGCGGGCTCACAGGTACCGTGGCTACCTGCAGAGGCTGGCGCCATGGGCGCATGTCGCCGCGGCCTGGCTTTTGGTTCACCGAGTTGGCGCCTATGCCATCAGGCAGCTTGATCGCTGGCAGCTGGGTGTTGGCGCCTAGAAAATCTGTGACGTCAATGCGCATGCGTTGGTCCTATGTGGGCATCAAGCCAGAGCACTCGCCGGAATCAAGTTTCAGGCTTGACCGCAGCCGCCTCATCGCGCGTTGGTAAACCTGGCAGATGCGCGCCCCGGTGACGCCTCGCTCTTGCGCGATGTCAGCCAGCGTGCGGTCTTGGTCAATGTGTTGCTCGACAATTAAGCGCTCAGTGCTTGGTAGGCGCTCAATGGCCTTGGCCACGTCCAAAAGCATCCGCGCTTGCTCGTGCATCCCGTGCGGCGTAGCTGGGTCCGCCACCTCTTGGGCGTCGCTGAGGCTGCAAATGACGCTACCCACCTGAGCCCAGCCGCACTCGTCAAGGCTCAAGCCACTTCGCGCACCTGCTTTCGTTGCTTCCGGCTCATTGTGTCGCTGGCCCGCAGTGCATCCAGCATCGCGCCGCGCACCCGGTGTGCAGCGAACGTGCCGATGCTGGCGCCTGCCTCACTGTTGAAGTGGTAGCAGGCCTGCCAAAGAGCAATCATGCCGACCTGCACCAGATCGTCTAATTCCACATTGGCAGGCACCCTGCCCATCAGATCACTGGCCGCCTTGCGCACCATGGGGGCGTGCGTGCGCAAGACGGAGGCGATCTGTTCGGGCGTCATGGCCTGGACGCCAGGATCTGCCCGACGCTGTCACGCCAGATGGACAACAAGCCCTTGGAAAACGGGCTTTCGGGCGCGCACATTGGCAATGCCTGCGCAGGTGTCTTTCCCGACTTGTTGATGCATTCCACAGCAGCCAGGGTGCCGGTCCATGTGCCAGCCAGAATGCGAAGCTGTGGGCCTTTTGCGCTTGGGCACCACGTTGAAAGCCACGCGCCAGAGATGCCACCGCCAACTTGTGTGTTGACGCCAGAGCCACCCATGAGTTTGGGCGTGCAGGTTGCCACGTTGACTGGGTAGACCGCGCAGCTTTTGGTGGGGCAAGGGGCTGCGGCTGACCCTGCGTAGATGTTGCCAACATCATCTTTGGTCAGAGCAGGCGTGATGGCCTGAGCACCCGCCCACACGGGCAGGCACAGCAGGGCTATGAGGGGGAGGGGGTGGGTCATGCCGGTTTGCGCAGCAGGTGGATGCGGTCGATTTCAAGCACCACGGGAGCGCCCGCAGCCAAGAACGCAAGGCCGATGGTGTTTTGAATGCGCGTCTGCCCCGCGAGAATCTTCAATGGGGCCGAGACGATCAAGGCCTGATAGTCCGTCAGGGTGTTCTGCGCAGCAACTGACGACGACTGCGTAGCCCACTGAATCCGTGGCTCAGAGCTATAGCCATCCACCGCCGCAGTAATACCCTGAAGCACTCCAGCCGTGCCGCCGCTGACCTTAAATTCAGCAGCCAGAATCAAGCTATCGCCAACCGCGCAACCGAGTGCAGTAAGCGTTTCAGCGTTGTTATTGCCGAGATAGATGGTCAGGGTGTCCGCTCCACCAGGAGTGATCGTGTAGCGCTGGATAAATCGACCTGTCACAGCGTCTGTGATCACTTCTGCCACAGCAGTGGTGCGAGCGTTTGATGTCGCAGAGTAGCCAGTGATACAAACGGGGCCGGTCACATTTCCTTTTAGCCCGACATCCGCGCCGGTCGCCGATTTATAGGACTTCAGGTACGCATGCCCAAGCATTGGCGGTGCAAACACGTTGCCGTATGTTGCGAGTTGATCCAATGCCGTTTTGACGGCGGGCGCCATGAGCTGACCACCCTTGTCCGCGAAGTGCAGACCGTCGAAAGTCACGCCTGCCAGACTTGCGCCAATGGGCGAGGCTGGGTCCACCATATCCGGGTATGCGTTCGCAAAAGCAACGCGCCCAGGGTTTGCGGATGCGAGGTCTGCAAGTCCAACGTGCACCGCCTCTTTCACGCTCTTGCGTGTTGCTGTCGCAAAGTCCGTGCGTTCAGGCGGGATGCTGCAAACAATGGCTTTCTTGCCTGCGGCCAAAATGATATCCGTCAGGGCCGTAATGTCAGAGATGATGGTGGCGGCTGGGTCACTGACCGTCAGATCATTTGTGCCAGCCATGATGCAAACGATGTCGCACTCAGGCTTGTTGGCGGCAATCGTGACAAGGTTTGTCATGATGTCTGCGCGGTCACTCTGCGCACCAAAGTTCGCCAGCAGACGCAGCCCGCCGCCGCAGAGACCATTCAACCATCGGAAATAACCAACCGAGTTTGGCTTCATGTGCCGGTTGATGGCGGTAGAGGCCCCGACGCCAACCATCGTCGTGGGGTTGCCCGTGTAGGTCGTCTGGTAGGTGAAATTGTTGGCGTCAATCACCGTGGCAACAAACAGGCCCTCGAACTCTGGATTGGTGCCATTGACCACTGAAAACGGCGTGCCGGCCGTCAGTTGGTGGTTTGTCAGGGGAACGGACACGACGCCCGCAGCATCACGGGTAAATGTGATGGCGCCGGTATTCGAAAATGATGTGCCGAAATGGGTGATCGAATCGCCCACGATGATGATGCGTGGGTCTGCGACTTTGCCCGTCACAAGCGCCTGCACCGCCACCGCAATCGACGTGGCTGGCAGATTCGGCAAGACACCATTGCTCACTGTGAGCTTGACTTGCAGGCCCTTACCCGCATCCTCAGCAGCAAGCGTATAGCCCGTCGAGACGGCAGAGCCATCCAGCAACCACGAGTCAAGCGCTGTGACTGGCGCAGGCGTGCCGCTGTACGTGCCCAGGGTGTAGGTCTGTGCGCTGATCGTCTGGCCCACCGTAGGCGTGGATGTGACAACAGGGGCAGTGATGAGGCCGGGGGCAACGCCGACGACAACTGCAGGCGCAGTCACGCCAGCGGCAGTGCCGGGCGGGTTCAATCCGGTCACATCAACAAACAACTTGCGGCCCTCATCAGCCGACACTTGGGTGTAAGCGGCAGAAGTGGCGCCGCTGATGGCAACAGAGTTGGCATAGGTCAAATCAGATGCCGAAGCGGAGCGGCGCCACTGGTATGACGCAGTGCCAGTCCAGCCCGCAGCGATCAGCTTGGTAATGGATGCTGTGAGCGTGCCGCCGACGACAAACGGGCCGGTGATGACGACAGCCCCGCTGATGCCGCCAGACAGCAGAGACTTGTTGCCCGTGACGATGGCATTTCGCTTGCTGAAGAGTGTGGCCATGACTTAGATCCCGGTGCAGGCCGTGGCCAGCTTGACCACCGCACCACCACCGATGGCGCTCACCTCGGCGCGCACAAAGGACCAGCCTTGATCCTCTTTCGGCAGCGAGCCGCCGTCATGCGTCAGCACGCTGGTGAGTGACAGCGATGTCAGCTTGATGCCCACACCCTGGCCGCTGTTGCTCACGTAGATGTCGACCGTGGCCGTGCCCGTGGGTGCTGCAAGCTGCGCATCAAAGCTGTTGAGGTACCCATCCGTGGGGTACCACTGTGTCGAGCCCAGAGCCTGGGCGGCATTCACGGCAGTGAGCAGCGTGGGTTTGGATCGCATGACTTGGATCTCCGAAGGTCAGGCGGGTGTGACCCGCAGGCGTGCACGGTTGGTGCGTCGATTCACGGATGCCGCTGTGGTGGCCGATGACACACCGGCTTTCAACGCTTCACGCCGCATGATCCAGAGTTGGTCTGGATATTCGTTCGCGTCTGGGTGGGGCATGAAGGACATCAGCAGGCGCACGGGCACCGAGGTGGCGGGTGGCGGTGCGATGGCCAGGGTGTCGTAGAGCCGGTCTGTGCGGTAGGTCAGCACAGGGTTCTCGGTGTCGGCGTCATTGATCTCGTCGGCATTGAGGTCGAACACGTCAGCCTCTTTGCCATTGATGAAGGCCTGGAAGACGGCCACGGGCACCATGGCGTTCAGGCCTGCGATGTCAAAGCTCAGGCTGGCGCTGGATTTGTCTGACCAGTAGGTCAGCACGTGCGTGCGCTTGCAGAACTCGATCACGGCGTCCCGCAGGGCCTCGACCATTTCCGGGTCAGAGGCGCCGGGCACCAGGTGGGCGAACTTGTCGATGCAGTCGATGAACTTCACGATGCGGCTCCTGGAACCTCAGGCGCGAAGGGCAGCGTCTTGAGGTTGGGGTTCTGGCCCGTCAGCTGGGCAACGATGCTGTTGATCGACCCAGTGAAGGCCTGGGCATGGAGCTGGGCGCGCGACATGGATTCCTGGGACTTGGCATCAGCCAGCAGCAGGTAGGCGCAGCAGTAGTTCCACAGCTCGTCCTCGAACTGGTCATCGATGCCCACGACCTGGGTGCTGGGTGTGACAGCGTCATAGGCGTACAGCTCGTTGCCTGCGTTGCCACCGTCTGGGATGGCCTTGGGCGGGGCCACCAGCTGCATGTCCACCCAGACGTCGACATCCGCCGGCACCGGCGGGCTCACGTAGAGCGTGGTGGGGTCTTGCGGGTTGAAAAAGTACTCGCGCACCACGGCATCGGCTTCGCCCGTGTGCCAGTTGGGGTCCAGGCGATCGCGTCGCTGGCGATCAGCAATGCGGATTGCGCGGCCGGGCGTTTGTCCATCGGCCCCCATGTTGCGCGGCACGTCCTCGAGCTGGATGGCGAAGAGGTCGAACGCGGCAGTGCCATCCTGAAACAGCACACGGGCCTGGGGCACCTTGGCAATGGACTGGCGCGTGCCTGGCTCCAGCTTGACCACGGCAGAGCGCACACCCGCACTGGGCAGGTATTTGCACAGGGCTTTGACCCCGCACTGCAGGGCCATCACCATGTCGCGCTCGGTGTAGCGCTTGAACTGCTGGGGCTTTGTGTCGGTGAGGGTCTGGCTCACACGCCACAGCAGGCGACGGACCAGCAGGGCGGCCATTACTGGGCGCCGCCTTCCTTGGCGCCTTCAGTGCCGGCGGCCTTGGCTGCGGTCTTGCGGGCCACTGGCGCAGGTGCAGGCGTAGGCGTAGGCGTAGGGGCTGCAGGCTTGGCGCTTTCCTGGGCAATGTGACCCATGCGGGCCGCCAAATCAGGGTGAGCCTGCGGGTTCTTGGCCAATTCTTCGGCCGAAGGCATGCCACCGCTCTTTTTGTCACCATTGGCGCCTTCAGTGCCGGCGGCCTTGGCCTGGCTCAGCTGTACGCTGCCTGCGGGCGGGGTTTCGGTGCTTTCTTCGGCCTTGCGCCACACACCAGGGTGCGCAGCGAGCTTGCCCCACGTGTTGGCGTCGACCATCTGGATGTCGCCGGCGCCGTGCCAGACGGTGCCCGAGTTGGCGACGTTGTCCTCTTTACGGGCCTTGGCGCCGATGTATTCGACGGCGATCTGCTTGTTGCTCATGGTTCTTGGCTCCAATGAAAAAGGCCCGAGCGATGCCCGGGCCTTCAGGGTTTGCGGCAGACAGCCGGGCTTACTTCATGCCCAGCGACTTGCCGAGCGCCTTGGTGGTGATGGAGGGCGTGCCCGAGATGCCAGCAGCCGCGGCTGTCACCGTCGCAAAGATGATCACGTCCTCGTTGAAGGTGATCGGGTTGAAGCTGTAACGGGTGGGCGAGCCAGCAGTGACAGCCGCTTGCAGGTCGGTCAGGCCCGAGCCAAAGTAGCTGTCGTTGGGAGCCAGCACGCCATCAGGCTTGGCAGAGCGATAGCCCAGCTTGTATTGCAGGGTGGTGCCGGTGTCGCAGTCACCGTTGAACTTCTCCAGCGACTGCAGGCGTGTGCCGCCAGCCAGCTTGATCAGGTCGATGGTGTCGCCGACAACCAGGTTGGCCGTGATGGTGGCGCGGTCGTCTTCGGAGATCGCGGCGTTGAGGATGCCGTTGTAGGCGTGGGAGTTGCCCGCAAGGGAAACAGCTTTGTACGAGGCCATGGTGATGGTCCTTTCAAGTCAGATGGGTTCAGGAGCGGCCGAGCCCGCAAGGGCACGGCCAGTGCTCACGCTTGGTTCAGGTCAGCTCAGACGCCGACCTTGGGCGAGGCAGCGTCAATGACGACGATGTTCTCGGTGGGCTCGGGGTCGCCGTTCTCGTTGGCGTACTTCAAGCGGAACTTGGCTTCACCGCCCATGAACTCGCCCAGGTACTCGAAGTTGCGGCCTGCGTTGTAGGTGTTCTCGATGATGGCCGCTTGCACGCCACTGTTCGATGCACCCTCGGCGCGGGCCAGCGACTGAGCACCTAACAGCACGGCGCGCTCGATCTGGTGGCCAGGACCGATGGCCGCGACGTTCACGCTCGACTCGTTGCCGGTCAAGCGATCGGCTGCAGCCACGTACCTCACGGCAGCGCCGGCGTTGTGGAAGATGGTGTGATCCACCTTCTTGACCAGGATGCCGCGCCAGATGCCGCACTCGCCACGGAAGATGGCGCTGTCCTTGGCGTACTTCTGGCGCTGCTCGACCAGAGACAGGAAGTTGCGCAGGTTGTTGCCCGTGCTCATGTCCGTGATCAGGTCGTTGTACGAACCAGGCGGCAGCAGCAAGACACCCTTGAGGGGGGCGTCCGTGCCTTGCTCGTCACCCGTGAACTTGGGCGATGGCACCTTGGTGTCCAGCGACTCCAGCCACAGGGCCAGGTTGTCCAGCAGGGCCAGCTTCCACTTGTCGGTGGAGTCGATGGAGCCCAGTTGCTGACCGCCACGCACGAAGTTGTTGCCATCAACCACCAGGTGGCGGTTGTAGGTGGGCGCCTTCAGCGGGTTGACCATGATTTCTTCGAAATCAGGATCAGTGTCCAGCGGCAGATCCCAGCTCGAGCCCACTTGCTGACCACGGGCACCGGCGCAATGGACGATGCCACGCTGCCAGACCATGCGAGGGAAGTAGCCAGCCACTGCGGCCTTGGCGATGCCGCGCAGCTCGTGGCGGGTACGCTGGCGGCTCATCTTGCCACCGGCGTCCACGTTGAAGGTGGCCAGGTCGATCTTGAGATCAAAGCTGCTCGAGGACAGGGGCTTGCCCATGCCTTCCGCGTTGCGGTCACCCATGATCGGCTTGCCGCCCACCACGTTGAAGGCGTCCACCGTCACTTTGTCGCCACTGGGGTCGGTCGACAGGTCGGTGATGCGCACGAACGGCATCTCAGGGCTGGTCTGCTGCTTCATGGCAGCTTCAGCCTGGGACTGCTTGGGCGCAGGGCCCGTCATGGCGTTGAGATTGCCGGGGGCGCGCACGATCTGCGCGGTCACGGCGGTGGAGTATTGGGTCAGCGCGAGACCGCTGCCCGAAGCTACGTTGGTGCCCATGTTGTGGCTCCTTCAAAGAAAATGGTTGTGTGTGGTGTCAGCCGCCAGACTTGGCCAACGCGGCATTGATCTCGTCATCAGTCATCGACAGCCAGCGATCCACCTGAGCCGGTGGGCTCATGCGTTCAAAGCTGGCTGCAGGTGTCTGTGGCGCGGTGCCGCCCTTGAAGTCACTCAAGGTGTTGGGCTCTTGCCTGGCGGCGGCCTCGATCACTCGTTTGTGAGCGGCGGCCTGGGGGGTCTTCGAGGAAGGCTCTGCCTGAGTGGCGCCCACATCGATGTCGTATTCCTCTGCCACCATGCTTGCCGCCTTGGCAAAGCGTTCGTGCAAAGGCTTGTTGGCCCACTTGGGTGAGCCTTGAAGCACGGCATCAATCTGTTGCGCGCGGGCGAACTTTTCAGCATCGCCCAACTGCCACTCAACCAGCAACGGAACCTGATCAACGGCTTCCTGAACAAGCTCAGCCGGATCGATGGGCTCATCAGTGGCGGCGCTCTCGTCCTGGGTGTTGCCACCCTTGGCCTTGGCGTCCTCCTGGATCTTGAAGAGCTTGCGCAGTCGTTGCCCGTGCTCGGGAAAGTCCTGCTCCATCTCAATCACTTCGGCTTCGGTGATTTCGTCCGATGCTTGCGGCTCGGGCGGCGCCTTGCCTGCCTTGAGGTCTTCAAGTTGCTGCGCCAACTCCTTGGCGCGGTTCTCGGCTTCTTCGGCGCGGGCGGCATTGCGCTTGGCAGTGCGTCGCTCGGCCTGCAGCGCTGCGTAGGGCAGCACGCGAGATCCGTCCTTGCTGGCAACACCTGCGACCTTGTCGGCGCTGGCATCGGTGGCTTGTGCGTCTTGTGCAGTTTCCGCAGCGACTGCCCCAGTGGCTTCAGAAGCGGATGCGGGTGCGCCGTCTTGGCCGCCCACCTGTTCAAGGCCTTCGCCTTCGTCTTCACCTTGGCCGTTGTCCTGAATCTCCGGCTGGTGACCTGG